GCAGTTACATAATTTGCTCCACCATCAGTAATTGAAACATTGTCAATAGAACTTCCCTGACCAGAGACATATCCATATCCAAATCCATTAGATCCTGCAATTTTTCTTCCAACAGTCAAAATTCCAATATTACTATCACCATCAGCGATAGTTGTAATACCTAAAGTAAGTGTCTTAGGTAAAGTTGTTACTGGGTTATTTTGAAGTTTCTCAACATATCCATTACTTTCATCAAGTGGAGGATTGTAGAAGAATGCTGTTCCAACTTTGGAAGTAAATTTAGCTTTGTAGAGTTTAAATTTGAGGTCTTGATCTTGACTTGGAGTCCAAATAGTCCCGTTTTGAGACTTGAACAAACTTCCCAAAGCAAATTGTTGAGCATAAATGACCGCTTCAGAATCGGGTAAAGTCTGGGTACTAATGGTCTTTTCACCCATTTTTGCCGTCCAAACTTCATATTCATCTGTTGTTTCTGAAACTAATACTACCGCATATTCTTTTCCTGGAGATAGATAAATTGGATAGTCAAAAGTAACCATAGTTGCAGTAGCTCCATCCTTGGAAGTACTGATATCAGATGGTTTTAAAGTAACAGGATTTCCAACAATTTTCTTAGTAGGCGATCCCAGTTTAACCGTTCTTATTTCTACTCTAATAGGATCATTACCTTTTGCAGGTTTTTTGGAAAAGAATAAATCTAATGCAGTTAAAAATGCTCCATTAGCATCATCATTCTGACCATTAATGTCTGGTTCTTCAATATTTCCACCAACACTAAAAGTTTGTGCTAATGGATTATAGTAATTATTTGTAGTTTTTATTAACTTATTTTTTTGATTTAATGTTGCTCTAAGTTTGGAGGTGTACTCTACTTCTGCAGTGGATATTGTGTTACTTCCATTTTTTGGAATTTGATTTGTTGAACTACTTGTTAGTTTGTATGTTTTAGTTCCAGTAGTAATTCTTACTGTTGGAGGTGGAGTTGTATTTGGATCTCTTAAGAAGAATGAACCTATTAGATCACCAAATTCATCACTAATAAGACGAAGATTTTTTACATATGCTACTGCACCACTAGTTTGACCAACTAATTTCGCACCAGTAACAACATATCCGGAATATTTACCTTGCGATTCTTCTGATAATGCAAGAGTATCAACGTTTAATACTTTTGACGATTGGCTATATCCAGTAGATAATAACGGTTTATCAGTAACATATGGATTTAATTCAAAAGTTGTCGTTGGTGAATTGTAAGAACCTGTCTTATGGTTTGCACTACAAACTCTAAAACTTATAATAGATTTATTATCGTCATAACCAATTACAGTTTCACCAACTTCAAATACACCAGAAGAACCATAAGTTTTTAAAGTATTATCTGTTGCGATTTCTAATAATTTTGGTATGAAATCAACTCCAGATTCTCCATCAAGGAATTGATAGAATTGTGTTGACGGAAGTAAATTAGTCGCCAAGAACTGTGTATTTCTGGAACGCATGTATTTGGTGCTTCCAGAAAAAGTAAATACTCCCTTAGGTAATTTGACAGTTTTTACCCAACTATCATTTGAAGGAGATAATTTTACAAATCCCTTATAAGAAACAATATTAAATGGATTTACATTTTCAGATTCTGTTGCTAAAGATTGTTCAATCCAACCAATATTTTGATATTTTAAAGTAATTGCATCACCAGTTTTTTGAACATTAGAATCTAAAAGATTGAAGTTTTGGGAAAAATCTAATGTTTCACTAGAAACATCTGTTTGAGGTGCAATTTGACTCTTTAATGTATTTCTACTGATTATTGGTGTCAACTCTTGCTCATCTGGATCTACTTGTATAGAAGATATGTCCAAATTAATTAATGAGTCATTCTTAAAATCATCAACAAAAAATCCTGTTTTAAATTTCGAAATGCCATTAACATCTTGTATTTGAGTTGCCTGAGCACCAAGTTCTAATAGAGATAGAGAAGTAACTTTCTCAAGATTTTCAATTCTATCTTCAAGACTTCCAATATCTCTCATTGTATATCTTCTATTATCTACCAAAGAAATAGAAGCATCATCTGGATTGTAAAGATATGCTGGAAGTTTAATTGTTCCCAAATCCATTAATTTATCTGGATTTGAATTTACAGGTGCCTTAGGATTTTTACCAGAAATTCCTCTTTGAACGATAAAATTACCAAAGGTATCTAATAAAACTTTATCAATTCTAGGTAAGTAATAAGAATATCCTATAGATGACTGCTCTTTTGGTTTTAGGACTAACTTTGGCAAAGTTCCAAAATTTCTGGAATCAAAGTCAAATGGTGATTTGTCAATATCAGTAAACTGTGATACTCTTGGTCTGAAGTCCAAAGTATCTGTTGCTCTTACTTTATTAGGACCAATTTCGGGAATATCTTTCAAAAATCTATCATTATCATAACTAAGAACAGTATATACATCACCGTTATCACCACTGTTGACCGTATAATGGTCAAATATAACCTTCAACCTTCTTGAGGGGATAGAAGAACCTAACTTTCTTGTAAGTTTTGAATAATCGTAATATTGCTCTTTCTGACCCTTATCCAAATCAAATGCTGAGGTTACATCCTTATATAAACCTAAAGTTACTGATTGAATACTGGTTGTAACATTACTTTCTTCAAAGGTTACAGATTGTCCAGAAATGAATTTGCCTTGATTCAAATAAACAATTTCAATTTGAGATGCTGTTGGTTTCGAAACAACTCTAGCAATAGTGTTATTGGTAGAACTTGTAATATTTTCGCCAATAACTGCATTTGTTACAATTGAAGTATCTGCAAATTGTAATCTAGTTAATGTTGCATCAGAAGTTCCAAGGGATTCATAAACTGCCAATACTTTTACTACATCTGGATAGTTTAGAGAAATTTCTTCGTCTTGAACTCTCAGACCATAATTTGTATTGTAAGTAAGTCCATCATTAATTGAAGTATTAACACCTACACCAGATTCTTTATTTTTAGAATAAACTACATCAAGAACTGTGCTTCTGGTATAATTTTTGATCTTACTTTGTATTTGATTTTTGACCGTTGTAACATTAACTACAATATTTATTTCACTTCCTGTAAGACCTTTTATTGTAACCTCATCATTAGTTAAATCAAAAGCATCGGAAGTTACTGTTCCAATACCACCACCACTATAGTGAACAGAATATCTTTGATTGTTGAATGCTTTTAAAGAACCTTGGAGACTTGTTCCATCAAATTCTAATACGCCACCAGGATCTGTGGTTTCTCCTGTAATTTGTTCAGAAATTTCTAAGGTTGAATTTGTAAGAACTACCGATTGAATATTTTTCTCAGGAAGTTCTGTATAAAGATAACCAGCATCTTCATTCTTTATGACTGGAATACCTAGTTTAATATTATAAGTGCCATTTGTGAGTGTTCCATTATAAACACCAGAAACACTAGTGAGAGTTGTTAGCGTTAATGAAGTAGTATTATTTGCAGATACTCTACTAAAAGTCTCATCAGCACCAGATGTTTTTTGATATCTGATAATATCTCCTACTTTAATGCCAGTAAATATTTTTCCTGGACTTATCAAAGTAGAACCACTGATAGTTCCTTCCGTAATGCCATTTGGCAAAGCAAAAGTATCAAGTAAAGAATCTGCAGTAAATGCTGGATATCCTGCTACACCAGTTTGAGAAACTGATTTAATATCTCTAGTTCCATAAACGATCGAAGAACTGACTGTTGCAGAAGCATCAATACCATTAATAATCAACTGTTCTCCAGAAGAGAATGTTCCTGAAGTTTGTCTTAAGGAAATAGTGCTGCCAGTACCAGAATCTACGGCATATCCACTAGCACCACTACTCTTTCCTTTAACGTAGGTTGAAGTTGTAAATCCCAATGGACCTACAGGAGTATTTAACGTAAGTGACGTATATGTTTGAATATCATATAAGTATAAGTCCCAATTTGTTGAATCATCTTCATATACGGTGTCAGTTAGATTGAAAGTATATACTCTAGCATCTCCAACTTTTGTTCCAGCACCAGCAAATTGGTTATAGAGTTCTACTGCTCCCTTTTGTTGTGGCGCTCCAGATACGTTATTAACTCTTAAAACATTACCCATTTCAAATGAAATGTTTTCTAGAGTAATAGTTTGAGTATCTCTTGGTTTTTCAACATCAACAACAGTATTGGATACCTTTTCTACATTATATCCACCAACATAAGATTCTCCTGGAGAGAATTTTACGCACATCAAATCATCTGATGGAGTATTATTCTGATCAGTTGACTGTGTGTTTAAGAAAAGACCATCATTTCCTAATTTATCATTTAATGAATTATGAACAGAAATATCAAAATCTTCTATTGAATAATGACCGGACTCTTCATATGTTCTTTCCGCAAGAAAATCTTGAATTTTGTTGAATTCTGTTTTTGTATTAATTTTTTTAATCTTACCATTTTCTAATCTAAGTAATTCTATAAAATCAGTATCATTTGTATCACTTAATAATTTTTTAGTCAATGTAAGATTAATTTTTAATCTATCTGCTCCAGGAGCTGCAAAATTTGAAAATCCCTTTGCATTATCATAGAGTGAAGAGTCATCTTTTGCATTTATGAGCAACTCTTCAATTTTTAAACCAACTCTATATGATGGTGTATTAGTATAATTATCTAATATGATGGTTTGTTTTGCAACATTTACAAAATAACCCCTAATAAAATATATTCCTTTCCCTATTGATGCCGCAGAACCAATCGAGGTTGCATTTAAACTAATTAAACTTGCAAAGGGTGTTCCTGCATTGATTGTTGTATTTCCATACGTTACACTTTCATCAGCAACAAGTGCTTCGCCATCTTGAAACTGTGAAAAAGTGAAATTATTACTAGAATTTAAATATTTGACATATAATGTCAAATCTTGTACTGTCGCCCCATCAATAAAAGCAACTAATTGAACTTTTGCAGTTATCCCTGATACTTCCCCCCTTATCGTTTTACCTACGTAATTGCTAATGTAGGTTGAAACATCTATTCCAAAATTTGAAGAGTTTATCTTTACTGCATAAAGTTGACTATCATAGGATATATTTCCAGGAGATACTATCGAACCATCTTTAAAAATATTACTTCCGAAAGATTGAACTTGATTTTGTAAAATAGATTGGAGAGATGTTAATTCTCTTGCTTGAACTGGAAATCCTGGCTTGAATAAGACCTTATAAAAATTTTTGTCCGCGTCAAAATCATCAAAATATGGATTAACGTTTAAGTCTGTTTTTTGTGCCATCTTTTTTAGAATTCCAGAATGATTTTAATGTCTTCTTTTTGTCTTACGTTTCTTTGTACAGTTGGTCTATTATCGATGTAAATAATATCACCTGTCTTTTTATTTATCTCTGGATTTGCAAGACCTCCAGTAAAACTAACCCCCAAATTAAATCCATTATAAACACTTCCAGTAAATCCAGACGCTACTGATGTACCAGATGAACTTGTAAATGTAATACCATCAGTGTTGTTAAACTCAACTACTTTAGAATTCACCCCAATTGTTTTTCTATCCTCTTGATTTACTCCGTTGGGGAGGAATAGAGATCTATCTTTAAAGTATTTAAGAACTTTTGTGGTGCTATCATATGAAGCAACGTATCCTTTTGCAATAGAAGTAATTCCTCCAACATTTGTTTGAGTTTGAGAAACTATTTCTCCAACAATGGGTGTTCCTGTATAGGCAGCATCTAACTTTATTGCAAATAAAGAGGAATATGAAGATCCAGTAAAGTTAATAGTATCGGAAGAATACTGTTTTGGATTTTTTACTATTCCAACCTGTGCAAATTTAGTATCTACTGGGAAGTCCTTGGTAGAATCATCAAATCTTGCATATACTAAAACTCTATCAGCACCCAATTCTGTATAAATG